TCTTGACATAGAACTCACGCAATTTGGACCTTCCAAGACTGCCTTTTTGCCCACTCGCCGTCCAGATGTTGGAACTCGTGCTCAGGGACAAGGTGGGGCTGTTACCGGTACAACCATTCGTGAGTCCTATGTCAAGACTATGCGACCGACCGATCGTTCTGAAACAGGTTTGCGAACTGATGGTCTCGAGTTTGCGCCAGCTAAACGATTTGTGCCATTCCAAGAGTCTCAAGATGCCCCGACTCGTAATAAAGGTGACTTGAATATTGAAGAGTATGGTCACACCAATAATCCTCAGCCCGGTATTCACAGCTTTGTCAGCGGCTACACAAATGAGCCTTCTGTGAAGATGATGAACAAGTATGGAAACTCATCGTACGGGTACACTGATGCTGAACTGGAGCAATACGGTATTCGTGTCGATGATAAACGCGGAAATATGGATCGACCAGGAAATGCAGGAAGGATGAATGTTCGTGCAGGTCCGCTCAATCAAGGCGGTATGTTGACCGCCGTGCGGTCCGATTCTGACAAGTCGGATAACTATTTTGGTGGAATGAATGGAGAACAAGGGTACAGGTATGTTGATGCCAAGTATTACAACTTTAACGCCTACAAGGGAAATGCAGCATGCCTCGACTTGAATGTCGCAAAGAGGCAACTCGCAAACAATCCCCTGGCTCGTTCAATTGTTTAACGAGTAATGGCATACATGGGGCTGCTGGGCTCGCGCACCTTGGGCGACACCTTGCTGAGGAGCAGGTACACAACAATGGAAAGAAGCGTTGTGAGAACAGCTGCGAGAACTGTGAATGCTCCACTGGACTTGTTCACATTGATAATATTTGTGATGATCCATCGGACAACATCCATCCAGGCAATGGCGGATGCAAAGCTAAAGCCAGCCACGATAGAGTTGAGAGATTGAGATTCGAATGTTCCAAAGATTGCGCTCATTTATATTTTACAAGAAAATTAATTGGATCATTCCTCCTTGAAATCGAGTTCCTCCTGTAAAACGATACACACTGCAGCTGTCACCAAGTTGCGTCGAACGAGTCGTTTTATTGGACCACTTGCAGCACTACCTATACTCTCTGTCTCTGTTTCGGTTTCATTTTCTTCTGTTATCTCTTCTTCATCAGTTTCCATATCGGATTCTTCGTCATCATCGTAAGGAACCGGTAACTCATCGTCTTCGTCATCTTCTGTAGTAAAACGTGTCCCAACTGATGCATTCCAAGCCTTGGGTTCAGAGTCACCGATGTCTCTAAACTTTTTCAAGTTCATCTAATACGTTTTATCTATAGAATCTTTAAGCATACTCTCTATTGGACTTTCTGGAATCCAAGAGTCCCATGTGTCGTTCGCCTGATTTATATCATTGAGTATCTGGTCGTCACCAGAGTAACGAGTAAAAGGCTCTTCATCTTCGTCAACACATTCAATGTCGCTTTCCTCGCTGTCGCTTTCCTCGTCGTTCTCGTCCTCTGGAAAAAGAGTTCCAATGTGCTTTCCAACCATGTTTCGAACTGCATATCGTAAAGCGTATCGAACATCTTCTGCTGTGAGTGTGCTTCGTCCACAACCTTTGGTGTAGTGCCCTGCGAGTATCATTCCACTCTCGATAACAGGCTGTAGAATTTCCATGCAGACTTTTATAAAGTTTTCATCCATTTACTTTATGAAATTATTATCCATAAACAAAACTCCCGCGAGTCCATTCTGGACTCGTAGAATATTAAAAGACTTGGTATAAATGTTTACATTGCGGGTACCTGTATTCGGTGTAAAGTTCATCCAAAAGTTTTGATTCATGATGCGACTCATATTCACTTGACCCGTTGGTAAATAGTTTTCGGGATCAATAGCAAAACTATAATTATAAATTGCCATGTTTGGAAGTCTCGTGTGATTGTTTAAAAACTGAACCTTTCCAAGATACAAATTATCTGCAACTGTTGGAGAAATTATATCCTCGCCATTGAATTGTAATTCAAGATTGACAAGTTGTTCTGTACCAGTTGTTATGTTCAAATAGTTTGTAAATGTTGGCTGAGATGTATTGAAATAATTGTAATAGTCATTTACTGCTAAAACATTTGAATCTTGTATTGTTATGAACATCTCCTTGGTTGGATTTATAAAATATGTTCGGTAACCAGTCAGTTCATTGATACCAGCGGGTATAACAACTGACGCCATTTGGAGCTGTGTAATCACATAATCAGTTTTGGAATTCTGAATGTACTGAACTTCTTCATCGGCTAAGAAGACGTATTCAACTGGTAGACTGGCTTGAAATTGGTACCCAGATACAACTTCTGGAACTGTTGGAACAACTGTATCCACTGGAAACCCATAATTATATGTATCCGTCTGTAATGTTAATAATACATTTTCTCCTGAATATGAAGGGTTTCCGGGACCGTAGGCTATTGAAACTGAACCACTCGGAACTGGTTGGGTCCAGTGTAAACCTCCATCAAATGAAGTTGAATACAAATTTGATATAAATGTATTCGAACATACAACTGGAGAAGTATTATAAATTTGTCCGTATTTTTGTGAATAGGCTGAATAGGGACCCTTTTCCCCAACTATTGTTTTCACTAAATCTGTCGACCACTGATACGTATACATGGTCCCTTGTGAATCTCCGATAACAAATGCATTAAATGCTGGGGACCACATGACACTCATTACTGGATAATCAATGTTTATGCTTGTAGGTTGTGGATATGTTCCAGTAAAATAATATGCAATATATTTTGTTGTAAATACATTTTTTCCAATCATTAAGAAATTTGTGCCATCTGTCGCTATATTTGTAAAATCAATAAATGGTTGAACAAAACTTTTAAAGAGACTTGCTGGACCTGTTACAGAATAGGCTATATTATTAGAAGTCTGTAAAGGTCCTCTGTCAGATAAGATAAGTAGTACTCCATAATTATTTTGTGAAATACATGAAATTGTTCCCAAGTTTAGAGAAGATAAGTTGTTAAAGTTATAAAAAAGATCTACAGTTGAATCGTAATAGTAGACAGTATCAGTTGAGTTTTGTGGTATACATCCGAAAAAGAAACATTGAGGTAACCATGTTGCTGATATAAGAGGCAACATTGTAGCAGTTGCAGTTGGTAATAGTTTTTCAGTCCAATTGATACTAGTTGTTGTTATCACATTGCTTGACGTGTATCCACCGGCGATAAGCTGTTCAAGTGGTCGTAACTTTATTCGTACTTCAACTTCTTGTCGCGTGAGTGCGCACAAAGGAATTGCAAGCGCTTCATTCCTGAAAAAGTAAAATGGAAGTGGAACTATAAATGTTCTAGGATACCAACCATATGGAAGGTTTGTAGCACCACTTCCGAATTCAGCAGCTGGTCCCAATCCATAGAGACCGCGGTCTGTCGAACCAACCATATACGTAAGAGCGTCTTGTTGAGATCCACTTATAAAGGACTGATCATAGATCTGCATATACTCACCGTTTATTCTCTCTATGGTTTGTCCGCCAATTACCAGATCAGCATATTCTATAATGGCATTTCCTATAGAGTTTGTGTATCCACCAACTGTAAGAGGTGGCAGAACTAGACGAACATAAATGGTTCTTATGAGTTGACCATTTCTTGGAATTATAACATTGACCCAACTCCCAAAATCAATAGTCGTCTGGAAAAATGTTGTGTTTAAAATCTCAAGAGCAAACTTTGTGTGACGATTAAACTTTTTTATAAAGTATGTCACATCTGGATTTCCAGTTAAAAACTGATCTTGTACACCAACAGCTGCAAGCTGTATACGTCCACTCGACATTACTAATAGTATATAATATAAAGTTTAAACCCCTTTAATGCTCCTGGAATATTAAAACTTGTTAAATGATAATGAATTATTGCTTTGGATGCTTACAGTTTGATGAGGAACCCGTCCCCGAAGTGGTCCCCGAAGTGGTCCCCGAGGTGGTTTCCGAACCAGTGGAACCAATGGAACTTGACCCATGTGAAAAAATAGAAAACTAAAATCCTTCGTAGAATACAGTGATGAGCAAACTTCAGCTCCGAAAGTTTAATCCTGCTACAATGGCGGATGACAAGATTTGTGTTTTTATAGGGAAGAGAAATACTGGTAAATCTGTTTTGGTCACTGATATTTTATATCACAAGAGACACCTTCCAGCAGGAATAGTCATGTCAGCGACAGAAGATGGAAATCATCATTACAAAACATTTGTTCCAGACTTGTTCATTTATGGTGACTATGATCGAGAAGCTATTGAAAGGGTTCTTGCCAGACAAAAAGTACTTGTCAGTCAGGGTAAAACAAACTGTGGAGCTTTCATGCTTCTGGATGACTGCATGTATGACCGAAAGTTTATGAAGGATGTTTGCATTCGACAATGTTTCATGAATGGGAGGCACTGGAAAATCTTTTTTATGTTGACTATGCAGTACTGTATGGATTTGACTCCAGATCTTCGAGCCAATATTGATTATATATTTGTACTTCGTGAAAACATTTTACAAAATCGTGAAAAGATTTATAAAAACTTTTTTGGAATCTTTCCAAGTTTTGAAATGTTCAATCAAGTTATGAACTCTTGTACCGAAAACTTTGAATGTCTCGTTCTTGATAACACTTCTCGAAGCAACAAGATTGAAGATTGTGTTTTTTGGTACAAGGCGAAACTTCATTCAAACTTTCGTATAGGATCTCCAGCTCTTTGGGCGTACCACCAAAAGAATTACAATCCGAGACATGACACGGAACCCACTCAACGAACCGAACAAAAAAAGAAGGCACTTCCAAGTGTCACAGTGGTTAAAAAAAGATGAGTAATTATAAATGCCGCCATATGCCCCACCCCATAAACGAAAAGCCGAAACAAACATTGACCCACCTCCCAAACGAAAACTCTTAGAAAACCACCGAAACAAGTCTCTTATTGTTCCAAAGATTGGAAATCATTTTGTTATTTTTCAATATGCCAAGGTGAATCCCAAAACTGGAAAAAAGAATTTAACCTTTCCAGGTGGTGGGTGCAAAAAGGGGGAGAATCGCCGCAACTGTGCCCGTCGCGAACTTGCAGAAGAGACTGGTCTTGTTGTTACCAGTAATAAATTGAGACACGCATTTTATTTTCCAAATGCAAATCGAGAAAATTACAAGGAGAGTAACCTTCAAAGAGGTCTCAAAGTGACAAATCATTACCACGGGTACCTACTTCCTTTAAAAATAACTTTTAACAATGTTGTCAGAACTTTTAAAACTTCTAAAATTAAAAACAATGAATTGAACAATGTGCACCTGATGTCCCGTAACAATCTCAACAAATCAAATAGGGTCTACAAGTTTTCAAAGACTGCGCTTACTTTTATTTGATAAAAACTTGATAATTGTTAATGGACGGAGTCAGTACAATGAACCTGAACGATTCAGATGGTGGAATGACACCTTTGTTTCCAGCAAACCCTCCTTCAGCAAAACAGCCGCCCCCGGCACAGGCTAATCCCCAACAAAATTTTGTGTACCAACCCAATGTTCCGATGTCGACTCCGCCAAATGCGCCTGAAAAAAATAAAAGTATATCCAAAGGAATGGATTCGACACCTATCAGCGATATCATGCCCGGCGAAGACCTGCTCGGACCAGCTGGCGGCGGTCCTGATCCCCGTTTCATGATGGCTCAACAGCCCATGTTTGTCAACCAACAAATTCCTGTTCCTCAGGGATACCAGCAGCAGCAAAAGCCCGCTGTTGCTAGCAAGAACCCTCTAAACCTTACGGATGAGCAGATGGAGGCTCTTCTCGCAGGCGTTGTTGCACTCATTGCATTCTCTGGCTTTGCTCAGGATAAGCTTTCCACCATGGTGCCCAAGTTTCTTGACGAGGTTGGGAAGCGTTCCACAATTGGAACAATTGTCACGGCTCTGTTAGCCGCTGTCATCTTTTACTTTGGTCGCCGATTTGTGGTCAGGGACTAGTCACATTCGACCCATACATATCAAATCGAGTCGAAAGAAGACCAAGTGCGAGGATGAAAACACTCAACGGAACAACATTGATCACCGTTTTATTTGTTGTTTTAAATACATAAATCAAAAACAGTGCAACAGCCAGGGAAATAGCCGAGGCTGCCATAAGGACTTGATACGAAATCCAAAAGCTTCCGTATCGGCAAAGATGCGAAAGAAGCGTCGGGTACAATGTCGTCAACAAAAACAGAGAAACCACTGTGTTTGTTGTCTGAAAATACGAAATGAGAACCGGCATCAACATTGCGAGCGTCCACAGAAGAACACCGATAAAGAGTTGTCCCCAAGATGTTTGCATTTAAAGTTAACAAATACTTTTTTTATAGATGAAAAACAAGTCAAGAAGAATCTAGTGTGGAAACTGAATTAAATACTTTTTTAACCTATGGGAGCCAATGGAAGAAATGCTGCTGTTAAAATTACATTACGCGAACCAACTACATATTCTTGTCCAGGTGCATAATAAGAACCAGACTGATCTAGCCACTTAAAAAATTTATAACGGTTTGATGGCGGTTTTAACTGAGTTGGATTTTCAACTATAAATCTATCACCAGTTCTTAAGTTTTCTTGCGTTGGAACAGTACCGGTTCCAATTCCTTTGTTATAAGTAATAGTATACTGTACTGCACTCCATTGAGCTGTTAAAGTTACATCGACTGTACCAACTGGATAATTTGAACCTGATTTATAAATTTTTCCTGATTGATCTTTCCAACTTACAAATGTATTTCCTGTTTTGGTTGGTACTGTGGTTGGGATTTTATAGGTTGAATTTTTTTTTACAATTTCTGAATGAAATAATACTCCAGTTCCGCCGTTAAGATTAAAAGTTATACTTACAATATTAAGTGGTGGTAATATTCCTGACATTTATATATAAATATATTTTTTTTAGTCTAATAAAGATAAGCGTGGAATTCAATGTTATGTGCAGGCATAGAATAAGGAAGACCGATAGTATTAAGACTATCACCTTGCCCACCTTGCACTAGCCAACCACGAAAGTTACCCCAATGTGAACTATCCGGGAATATAACTGTTTCACCTTGTAGGTAAACAACATTGGATACCATATTTCCACCTACTATAATGACACTAATATATCCCCATTGTGCAGTAAATGTTACTGCACTTGTCAATGTATAATTTGCACCTGGTTGATAACGAGTTGTATTTATTCCATCAGACCACCCAGCAAATGTTTTTCCACTTGGAGCAGTTAAACCTGAACTATCAGGCATTACAAGTGTAGAACCTGAAGCTAAAGTTATTGGCTGTTTACTTCCAGTTCCAGTTCCCGCACTGAAAGTAACAATAAAAGTTATAGCCCATTGTGCTGTTAAAGTTACATTACTTGAACTAATTGTATATTCATATCCTGACTGGTAAGTAATACCAGACTGATCTCTCCAGCCAATAAACGACTGCCCCGTCGGAGCTTTTAACTGAGTTGGACTTTTAAGTAAAAATTTAGAACCAATTGTTAACTTTCCTTGTGCTGGAACAGTGCCAGTGCCAGTGCCCTTGTTATATGTAACAGTATACTGTATCGCAGTCCATTGAGCTGTTAAAGTTACATTGACTGTACCAACTGGATAATTTACACCTTTATCATAAACTTTTCCTAATTGATCTTTCCATTTTGAAAATGTATATCCTGTTTTGGTTGGTACTGTTGTGGGAATTTTATAATTTGATTTTTTTTTTGGTGTCACTGGATCAAAAGTTCCAGTTCCCCCGTTAAGATTAAAAGTTAGTATAATTGTTGTCATTTATTATGTACCAATTTTTTTTTTAGTCCTGGATAAACTGTCCACAGAATGATTTACGTTGAGGTATGCGTTCGTATATACCCAAGTTGACACACATGTCTCGTAATTCCGAAAAGTTTTTCCAAAACTGTTCAGAATGATCATACTCTTCAACTGTTGAATGACTCAACTCGTGGAGCAACACATGGAAGACATCATTTGGGCTTCCGTCGAGGCACAGTCCAATCTCGTACCCCTTGTTCGAGTTGTATCCGAGATCACCCGCCTCGCGACCTGTTATAACAATTGGATTGCACAACACGTGAAACTTTTCAGGGATACTCGACTTGTTGTTCTTTAAATAGGACCGTAAAGTGTGGTACCTGCGTTTTACATCTGTAAGAACCTTGGGTTCATTGGTTCTCCATATGAGAAATATACAAAGTGCTATTAAGAGGGTCACCAACACTAGAGTGTTCATTATTATGTACGAACAAAAATAAACTGCGAATACATTTTTGAAAGTGGATTTCCCGTGAGTGGTTTCCACTCTTGGAGTTCGATCCCTTGTTCCCAAAGTTCAGTGATGAGAAGATCCTTATAGGCAATTGGTTCAGTTTTGGTTCCATCTCCGTAAAATGGTGTATCCTCCAAGTGAACAAAAAGTTTTTCACCAAAGTTTCCATATCCAGTGTCATCTTTTCGAAGCATATAATTTCCGAGAGGATCACTGAAGGGTGTCTTCATGAGAATAGATTCCGAGTCTGGGATGACCCCTATGAGTTTTCCACCTGTACGTAAACGATCCTTGATTGCACGAATACTATTTTTGAAGAGACGGTAACTCTCGAAAATGTAATGAAGTGAAAAGTTGTAGCAAATTATGTCGTACTTTTTGTTTGTGGGGCACGCAAGGATGTCCCCGTGAAAAAAGTTGGGAACAATCTTCATTTTTGACGCACGAGATCTGGCTTCGACCAGAGCCTCGGCACTTGGATCGCACATATCGAGTGTTCGGACACCCGCATGAGTCCACTTTTGCAAGTCACCACCAAAGCCACAGCCAACATCCAAAACACTGCTTCCAGATTGGGTAGCGCTTTGGATGAGCTGACGTTTTACCAAGTTGTGGTACTGACGAATCTCCTCCATCTCGTTTCTTTGTTAATCAGATGACCTTGTCTCTAAGTGTTCAATTTTGCCACATAACACAGTGTACACAGTGGTCTTGATGATATAGTAAACTCGTCGCATGTCTTACATTTAACTTTTTGATTTTTAAAACAATGTAAGCATCGTTGTTTCCACATCTCTTGTAAAAATTCTTTACAATCAACACACTTGTGACAAGAACACTTTTCCATTTGAGTCCTTTTACATCTCTTACATCTGTAACAGGGGCAATTCTTTCTTCCACATTCATCGCCTCTCGTTATTAGATTTCCAGCTATACAATAATTGCATGTGCATTCAAGTTTATGATGATTACAATTATCACAAATAACACACCCACATGTTACATCACCACAACAATTTTTTCGACCTAGTGTTGTTCTTCTATCAAGAATGAGTTTACCACCAACACATCTATTTGATTGTTTTCCAAGTGCTCGAACTATTTTGCTCATATTGTCACATCCAAAATGATGAATACATTCAGAACCTATTGTACAACAAATACCAGATTTGTGTTCAATAATAAATGTTTTTTCAAGTGTTGTACAAGAGCATATACATTGATGATATTCATGTGGGCTATGTGGATGTAATTCATCTATTGTGTACATTCGTTCTTGAACAACCCATTCAGAAACTTCAAAAGATGGAGACTTTGTTAAGTTACTCAGTTGAGAAAATAATTCTTTTCCTTTCAAGTTTGATGGAACTGGTTTGTAATCATGACGCGTAAAACAGTCGGGTAACAGGTACCCCAATGTAATTTTTGCGCTCATCCTTCTATGATCCACGTAGTTAGTTTTTAAGTAAAAATTTCATTAAATAATTCTCGTGTCCAATGTAAATCTCCCCAATAGTTGAATTCTTTACAGATAAGTCTGACATTTTCAATATCATGAGGTTTTGTGTTGTCAATACGATCGATAGAAATTGCAAATTCATTTGTTTGTTCTAGTCTAAAAGGAACACCACTTATTGCACATTTTCCATTTTGTTGTAAAATTAAATCTAAAATTGATTCAAAGGTAATTGTTCCTTTTCTTCCAAAAACATCTTTGTCGTGTTCATAATGTCCGTGTATATTTCCTAAAATAAATCCCTTCATAGTTTTGCGATAATTTTGTAAATATGTTCTATGATAATATCGTTTCCACTCTTGGTGACCCATTTCTCTTTTTATAATCTGTAGTTCTTCTGAAAGATTTTCACCTTGATTACCTTGTTTATTAACCTTGGCATATTGAATATCAGCTTTCAACTGTTCAATGTTAACAGTCTCATTTTTTAAACTATTTATTTTTTGAAACTTTTCTAGAGACCAATCACTATTCTCTATTCTACCAGGTGATACGTTAAAGATTCTCAAAACAAATAGTATATTATCTTTTGTGTATCCTTTGTTGTTATCAATCCTTTCTTTTGAAATACTTTTTTCATTGTTACTTGTAAAATCAAGTGGTTTATTAGAATAAGCACATAGACCACCTTGTTTAATATATTGTAAAAGAAATTCTTCCAGTGTTAAATATGGTTCATTGAATCGTCTTTCATTTTCGATTGCATTATAGATACCTAATAACTTACCTCTCATCGTGTTTCTATGTTTTTCATGCATTATTTTAGAACAATCTTTACAGTATGTAGAACCATTACAAGAAAACTCTGAAACATTTTTTAAGACTTCACATCTATTACAGGAATGTGCAAT